AATATGTTTTGAAAGGTTTTTATTTTTGTATAAACCAATTCATCCCACGGTTAAAACACGTGGGCTTTCTTGGGGTTAATCGTAATGCTATCACTACCAACCATTAATTATATTACTCTTCTCTAATTAAACTATCCCTATCCACATCAATTTCGCATTGACCGCCACTACATGCAACTTCACCTTTTAAATCAGTGTTATCTTCTAATTCAACCACCTTGGTTAAATCGATTTTCTTTAATGATTTTACCATATTTTCATAAACTTCTTTAGAACAATTCTCAAATGGTGCTTGTTTATATGTTCCATGGTCATAAGGTAAAACAGATATACCGTTAAAAGATTCTCTATTTTTCCACATCCATTCACCTACTTCTTCCCATTCATTATTTATAACAGTTTTAATACCATTATCATCACGTTTACTGTATTCTTTCTTAATAGAAACAGTAACAGATACATTATTAGTATTTTCACCATCATTATGTCCTTCTTGAACCCACTCTATATTAAATTTCTTAACCCTTTCTAATAATTCTAAAGGTTTTTCAAATCTATAAATAGCATTTTCTGGTGCTTTTTGTGGTATTGAAATAACTGCTTGGTCGTGTGGCCTAAAATATTCGTCCTCTATTAAATCAGGATGGTATATTTGTAAATACGTATAAATAGCTTCAGTTTTACCAACTCTAATTCGTCTAACATAATAATCGTTATGCCATCCATGAATGCCTGAAGAACATCCAAGCACCAAACTGCTAGTATTATGTGTTACAATACCGTTTTTTAATTGGTAAGAACTAGTTTTATCAACCTCCATATCTACTGTGAATCTTACATCACCTTTACTAATTTTTTTTATTTTCATTTTTTTATGTTTTTATTAATTAAATTAATCACTTCATTTATTACACCAATTTTATTATTTAAATAATCACCTTCTTTAACACGAATTAAATAAAAATTATTATCCTCATAAATACGATTTTTTATTAAATCTCTTTCAATTATTTTAGGTTTAGAATGCCAATAATCACCATCAAATTCTATTACTATATTACGTATTTTAATATCAGGTACAACGCAATGTGTTTTATATATATTAAAATCAACATTTAAAAAATAAGGTTTTGTTATAGGATAACCATAAAAAAAAGTTTTAAGATTGGAGTCTAAAATTTCGTAAATAGAATTATTAAATTCTTTTTCTATAACAGACGAAAAATCTGGAAAATAATTTATTTTCTTTTTAACTAAATCTAAATATTTTTTATTCCCATCCTCTTCACCATATTTTTCAATAAAATAACTCAATCTAGACGATTCACCTCGTTTATAACAAGCTTCTTTATATTTAGATAAACCTTCTTCCTCACCATATTTATCTACATAATATATTTTAGTATTATAGTAAGACCTTTTTTTATTCATATTATCATACCTTATATCCCCTTCCTCTTTACCATATTTATTTATAAAACAATTTCTATCCCTAATTTGTCTTAAACTAACAATTTTTTTAGCCTCTTCTTCATTAACACCATCTTTTTTCATAACATCAATGTAGTTCCAGGGATTAAAGTAGTTTTCTATTTTATTTTGGTATTTTTTTTCACCTTCTTCTTTACCATATTTTTCCACCATACTATTTAAATCAGTCTTCGATCCTTTACTGTGTTTTCCCCTTATTTTTTTTATCTCCTCATCACTAAAACCATTAAGTTTTAAACTATTAACACTAACCGACAATCGTTTATTTTTTTCATAGTATTTTATAGTACCTTCTTCTTCTCCATACCTATTAATAAAACCTATTAAGGTGTTTTTTATTTTATCTTTTTCCCTTAATTCTTTGTACCTTAATTCCCCATCAATTTTACCGTATTTAAATTTTAAAACTTTTAACGCTGATGATTTCATTAAACTAATGTATCGTTTTTTACCTTCTTCTTGCCCATAAATAAAAAGTAATAAACTCCTTAGTCTTTCTGTTTTTTCTTTATTAATTTCCATAATTAAACCTCCATTTTAAATATAAATATATAGATTTTAAAAAAATGAAGGTTTAATTCATAAAAACTTTAAAAATTTATTATATCATCATCTAAATCTAATTCATCACAACGAACCCAACCTCTATTAACAGTTAGAAATTTATGGTTGCCAGTAACAGAAACAACTAAACCATCATTAAATTCAATATCGTAAGTTTCTTCAAAACCATTTACAAATAATTTTGTTATATTTTGTAAATCATTATTTTTATCTAAAACTTTTACATCTTCATTTACATCTAAGAAAACTTTTTCCTTATCTTTAAAATCGTTTAAATCATACCCACATAAACTAAATAATTCAGCAAATGATAAAACACCTTTATTAGTAATAAATTCTGTTTCTGGTATGACACAACCACTAGGTTTTATACAGGTTGTCCTTGCCGCAGGTTTGATACCTATTAGGTTTGACACTCTTTCGTTTTCTTGTTTTACAGCATTTGCCGCTTCTTTTAAATCATATTTTAAAACTTCTCCAGATGCTATTCCTGTCATTCCAACACCTATCAAACTATCTTTTTCTGTTGTTCTTTGCCATACATCCCTTAAGTAATGGAAATCAGTATAACTAGCTTGTAAAGTTCCAATAAACGAAGCTACTTTAGCTCTTTCGTTTAAATCTTCTTGTGATTCAACATCAGAAACATTAATCTCTGTTAGATTACAATAACTATAAGGTCTTAAACTAATCTCACAACAGGGATTTACCCCCATATCTTTAGAATTTGAGAAATATAACCCTGGTTCACCTGAACCGCTATTTTCTATCTTTTCCCATAATCTTAGAAAATCTTCTTTTTTAACTTTATGTCTTAATATAACAACAGAATTATTAGCTCTACCTCTTTGTGGGTTTGTTTCGTACCAATTACCGAATTTACACGCCATCATTTCTTCATCAGTTATAGAAAACAATGATATTAAAGCTGCTCTTCTAATGCCCCCAGCTAAAACAGCATCTGCTATATGACATATTAAGTCATGTACTTCAATAGGTTTTAATTGTTGACCATCTTTTTTATTATCTAATATTTTACTTAAATTATGTATACAATCTTTAAGTGGTTGTGGACCTGGTGCTTTACCACCAGAAGTTATTAACATCGTGCCTTTAGGTCTAATATCAGAATAGTCAAATATAGGTGTTGATGTTGATTGACCAAAATACGATTTTATTAATATTTTAATAGCATCAGACCAACCTTCTATTGAATCACCAATTAAATATCTTCTAGTTCTATTGGGGTTAGGTTTTCTTATTTCGGGTAAAGATTCTACATGATGTTTTTGAACTGAAAACCCAACACCTGTACCAGATAACAATAAAAACATAACCTCGCTAAAACATCTCCAATCATCTATTGGTAAATAACTACAATTATATATTCTAGTAGGATTAACATCTATCGGTTTTCCAGCAAATTGTATACTTCTCATTGATGGTAATACTTTCTTATTTAAAACCATTTTATATGCTTCCTCTATCTCCGATTTTAATTCTGGAAATTTTTTGATATGCATTTCTTTATTCCTATTAACAATTTCTTTCCAAGTTTCCCTTCTTTGTTTCTTAGGTAAATATTTAGCATACTTCATATGTACTGTCAAATCTGACAGAATCTCTCTTGTTATTTTTTCTTCCATATATTTAAATTATTAATTATTATTTTTATTATTAGAAAATTCTTCAGCTATTTTACTCTTTTTATTTAAGAGATCTCTAATTCTATCTTCTTCACTTACTTTTTTATTTTCTTTAAATTGTGAGAAACTTGTACCACTATTAATAGATGTTGTATCAATAATTAGTTTTTTATTGTTAAACACACAATCTTCGAAAATTATACCATCATCACCAATTCTAGATTTTAAGATAGCCATATTAGCTGTATTACTTTCTTTCTGTGATAAACTTTTTGCTATTGATATAATAACATGTCCGATTTGCATTCTTTTAATAGAACCCCCAGCTTGATCTGTTTGAACAACTTGGCTAGATATTGCTGACCTATTACCTTGAACACAAACCCACCCAGCTATATCGAACTCTGTTAGCATAGTTTCGAACTGTCGCATTATTTTACCTTCAGAAACATTATTATCATCAACATATACAGCGGATTCAACGCAATCAATATAATCTAATATCACTAAATCAGGTATAAACCCTTGTGAGATTAATTTTCTTATATAATTTTTTATTTTATTGATTGTTGTACCATCACTATTAAACTTCTTTAATAATATCACACCAGGTTCAGATTTTTTTTGTTTACCTAATTCAATTAGTTTTTCTTTATGGTATTTAACCTCATTTAAATCTATTTGCTGAATACCAGGTATTTGGTTGTGCCAACAAACTAAATGTTTTCTTTTAATTGCTTTAGGATTATCCTCGAAAAATATCTGTAATACATTTTTACCTTGATTTTTGGCAGAGTTAGCTATAATAGTACTTAAAGTTGTTTTACCCACACCTGTTGGTGCTAAAATAACACCTAGTTCTGTTTTAGCTAACCCACCGTTCATGTATTTATCTAAACCATTAACACCTGTAGCTATTGGATTTCTAAAATCATCTTGTACCACTTCCTCTATACCAAACAACGCATCTTCAGAATCATCTTTATTATCACCAATATCCAAACCTTTTCTAATTAGTTCCTCACATTCGTAATACCTATCTATATCACCACTTTCTATTATAACCTCAACTTTTTTTAAGGTTTTTTTCATAGCTTGTTGTTTACAGAAAGCCATTCCTTTTTGTTGGATATCTGATTGACCAATCACTTCAGCTTTTTCTATTTCACCTAAAGTTTTAAAAAGTAAATCTAAAAGTTGCCCATTAGTTACACTACCTCTTAACTTTATTTTAACAGATTCAAGATCTGGAATATACTCTTTTTCTTCGTATATTGTTTTAATAGTGTTAGCAATCGTTCTATAGTAATCATCATCAAAATAATTCGGGTCTAAAATATCTAAAATAGTTGCTGAATATTTACGATCTTCCAAAAGACTTTTTAAAAACCTCTCCTGAAAAGCTTTACCTAAATATCCGAAACTATCTTTATTATTTTTTTCATAATCCTAAATTAAATTGTTGAAAAATACCTTTGTGTTTTTCTTCTACACGCTTCCTCTGCTAATTGTATAGGTGTTTTAGGAGCTAACTCTAAATTTTTACTACAGAAAACTCTTCTTATTTCTTTAACTATTGGATATATTAAATTCCTTACATCGATATTATATCTAACATTCAAAGGGTATACACTTCCATCAAAAGATTTTTCAACAACGATATTATTATCAACTAATATCTTAAATCCGAAATTGCTTTGTCTAACATCTTTTTCTTTCGATATTCTTTCTTCTGTTTGAACATAATAAGGGTTAAATGTGGACCATAAATCTTCATATGATTTTTCTTTTAACGATGTTTCTATTATATCAACACAATCGTCAACCAATGTTTTTAAATCTAATGAATGTATAACTAATTCATTATACCATTTTATATCAAATAATCTATGACAAATGATTTTTTCATCAACTGTTAAGATAAATTGAAATCTGTAATCCTCGTATTCGTACTTCTCCATTTTCACTTTTTTTTTAAATTATTAATTATTAAGGTTATTAAAATACATTTCTCTATCAATAACTTTTTTAAAAGGTAAAAAATAATCTTCTAAATTATTAGTACCGATTAATCTTGTTAAACCATCTTTTTTTATATACTCGTAAACATTCTTCATTGACCGACCCTCTGGGTTAATAGGTAAAAACATAAGTTCTTTCAAAGACCTAATAGCTTCTTTTGTTATAAAAGGATTTTTTAAATCGATAATAGTTGAATTAATCTCGTATAATAATTTACCTTGTATACCATCAGTATTCTGTTCTATAATATTAGTTAAACACGATAACGGATTAAGTTTATTATCAACCCTTTCTTCTTGTATTATTTTAGATTTATTTACAATATATTTAACAGAAACAGGTTGATCCTTTAATTCAGGAAAGTATGTTAATAACGTTTTTTGTTGAACACCCCTAACACCTTTAATATTATCAGAATTATCCCCAGCTATTACCTTAATAGTTTTTATATTAGAATAATGATATTCAAAAAAATCTTTAAAATTATGTATTGTAACAAAATCTTTTTTATCACATAAAAAAACTCTAATATCTTCACATATTAACTGTACTATATCCCTATCATTTGTTATTATTGTTACTTTCTCTTGTTTATCTTTATTTAAACAATAATACGCTATTAAATCATCCCCTTCTGTTACCTCATCTTCAAACTGCATGATAAAAAGTTCTTCCAAATAATTTTTAACTTTTATCCTTTGTTGAATAAAATAAGGATCATCCTCTTTTTCTTTTTTACCTGTGATAAAACATTTACCCCTATTTTTTTTATAGTCGGGGTAAATATCGTATCTTAATTTTCCAGATAATTTACCATCCCAAAAAACATAAACTTTATCATACACGTCTAACATTAAAAGTTTTCTAATAACGGTAATAAATTGGTATATACCACCTATTTTCTCACCTTTATAATTAACCTCTCTTAATGCTCCATGGTAACCAACTTTAAATAAAGCATTACCATCAACCAATAACGTGTGAGTTTCTCTTTCCTGTTTTTTTTGACCTCTTTTGGGTGGTCTTTTCATCGAATTGTTTTTTAAAAGTTATTTAAACTAAGCTTCAGAATCGTATATATCTTTAATTTTCTCTACAACTTCCTCACCCATTTCCAATTCCACATCTTCTGTGATGTTTAATTTTTTAAGTAAAAAACTTTTATATTTTGTAGTATAATCATTTTTATCATCAGGATTTATAAAACCGTGTGGTGTTGATGCTATCTCTCCCTCATATTCTATACCGTTTATCTGATTTTTAATGATTTTTATTTTAGTTTTTGTTGCGTAATAATATGTATTACCTTTAGCTGTAGCAAACAATCTACTAGTTCCGTGTGATACAACACCACCCATATGAACAATTAGTCTAGCACCATAAAAAGCAGCCTCACCACCTTTATGTTTAATAACACCAGCACCGTTCATACTGTCTAACCATATTTTTTGTACACCAACAAAAGTGTTTGTGTATTTCTGACCCTCTTTTCTAGAAGATGGTATAGAATCGTTAAAAATATCATTAAAAGCTGTTGATAACGCACCTGCATTCCACATATTATTATTGGATTTAGATAACACAGATTTGAAACAGTTTATAGAACCTATTGAATCCCAAAAGAAGCATAATTCTCTATCTAATTTATCGTTATTTTGTAAATCTAATAAATCATCTATCAAATGTGCAACATCCTCTAAAACAGCCTTATTACGTTTAGTTTTCTTTTCTTTACCTTCAGCATAATCATACCCACCATATTTATTTTTTAAAGATGTTGTATCAAAATATAAGAAATCACCCCTATAATTAATAATCACACCATCTTCGTCTATTATTGGTGTATATTCAATGCCGATAGTTTCAGCATATTCCCAACTAAAATTATTCTCTGTATCAATAATAACTGGTAAGATACCTAATTTTTGACAAGATTTAATACCTTCATACATACTAGTAGATTTACCTGTATTACTATAACCTCTCACTAAGGTTACATAACCTTTAGGGAATCCTGGAATACCTGTTGCTTTATGAAAAGCTGGTGATAATGTTATCCATTCTAATGGTTTATCTTTAACTACTGTACTTAAATTGTTTTGTTGAATAAAATCATCTACATTAAACGATTTTTTTTCAATACTTTTTTTCACTGGTTGTTTAGCCATGAATTAATATTTAAATGGTTATTAATTTTTTTAATTAAAATCTGAAAGGTATTTTTTTTTCAACACCCTTCAGATTATTTTGTTTTATATACCTAGAAAGGTAGATCATCTTCTTCACCTAAATCACTAGCAGTAACATCTGTTACATCATTCTTTAATTCGGCATCTAATTCAGCGGAAATATTTTCACTGTCTTTTTCTTCTGTTTCTTCAACACCTTTGTCAATAAAACAGTTTTTCTCTTTATCCCACATCGGAACACCACCTTTAATAATTATTTCTAAATATTCGTAAGGTTTAACAGAATAAACATTTTCCCATGTTTTTTTATCTGTTGTGATTTTTTCTAATAATATACTATCAGTAGTTATTACAGAAGGGTCTTTATCAGTAATACTTGTAACAACAGGGTTGTTGTTTTGATCTCTACCGATATGAATAGTAATATCTCTACCAGTTTTTTCATCTGTAATATCACCCTTTTCTTCAACAATAGCCATTATCTTATCAAATGTACCTTGTTTTCTAAAATCGTGGTTTATTCTCCAGAATTTAACACCCTCATCTTCTTTACCTCTTTCAATAACTCTACAAACATAAGTTTTTCTAGCTATATATTTTTTAGCTAAATCTTTATCAGACTCTTCTCCCGAAGAATATAATAAATCTTTTGTTTCACAAAACGGACAAGGTTTGTTTTGCATCTCCTTTAAACAAGCAAATTTTCTTTTCGTACCATCTACCTCTTTATTATGAACATATAATATCTCAAATGGAGAATCACTGTTTTCTTGTGGAGGTAAAATTCTGATTTGTTTTTTTGCTGTTTTAACAGTTTTTTCTATGTAAGTAGAAAAATAATTCTTTAAATCGAAAGGTGTACTGTTATAATCTTTATTACCTTTTTCGCTAGTTTCTTTATACTGGTTTAACATAGCATCCAGTACTGAATTTGTGTTTGACATAAAATTGAATTTTAAATTATTTATAAAAATTGAAAATTTGTTTAAACTACTATATGAAATAGTTTAAACGAAAATCTTTGAACAAAAATACTAACATAGTTGGAAAAACAAAGTAAAAACAATGTTTTATATATAAAAAAATTGGTTTGTAATGTCGAAAATTATTTTAAACACTACAAACCAATTAGTTACTCTATTTGAAATAATCGAATTTTTTTAATACATCATCATTATAATCACTAGTGAAACTATTTTTTATATCCTGCGGACTATAACTTGCATCTACTTCATCTTGCGTTAATACATATTCAACCTCTGGTTCTACCACTTCTTCTTCCGAACTTGTCGCTTGATATCTACCTTCTTCTTCCTTTTCATTCCAATAATCAGTTAATTTTTGATTATAAGGAAAAGAATCTAATGATCGCATTTCTAATTTCTCTATCTCGGTTGGATTACGTTTAACAATCTCTTGTTCTAAATCGTTTAATTTGGTATCTAAATCTTCTAATTTATTTAGTTGTTGGTTTAATGTGTTAAATTGATTTACTAAATCAACCATCTTCTGATTAACCATTTCAACCGATTGTTTTGTTTCATCGTTAGCTTGAACTAAATCAGTTATATCTAACTCAATATCTCCACTATTATCTACAACAGGTGTATCCATAACAGGTTCAACAGGGGGAACACCAACCATTTCTTCTGGTGCTACTTCTACTGGAGTTTCAATATTTTCTTCAGAATCTACATCAACAACAGCATCAACCTCTTCGGTTTCAGGTTCTTCACCCAACAATAATTCTTTTTCAGAATCGTTATCTTTACCCTCTTTTTCATTCGAAATAAAAGTGTATTCTAATATCTGTTTGTGTCTTTTTAATTCTTCTTGAAGTAAAGACTCGTTTAATTTAACTTTTCTCATATTATAATATATATCTTTTCTCAACTAATAATTGTCTTCCGTCTGAGGTAACAACTTTTTTGTTAATCCTCTCTACTATACTGTTATCATTTTTTATAATAACTTTTTTCTCGTTATTTTCACCATTCTCTATATCATCCCCAAGAAAGTCAGTTAAACTATCCGTTAAATTTTTTTCTTTTGTTTCCATAATTGTTTTTTTACACTTATTATTTATATATAAATATAAGATAAAACAAAATAATTTTATTTTTCTAAAAAATTAAACAAAACTAAATAAAATTTATTGTCTTTTAACCTCCACGCTAAATCATCATACTTATAAACCAAATCATTTTTATTAAAACCGTAATGCGAAATATTCTTAACCTTATCTAATAATCTACCCTTATCCAAACCTATATAAGAACATATCTCTAAATTAATCCCGAAAATTAGTTTACCTACATACAAATAAACCATATCATCACAAATAAAATAAACAACTTCTTCACTTGTTGAAATCTTTTTTAAAATCTTCTTTATCTTGCTTAATCTATAATGTATAACATCAATATAAATATATGTAAAACTCTTTACATAATTATCCAAACACATAGTTAAAAAATCATCATAATCTACCATATATTTAGAGTTATTCTCAAACTTGTTAAACGTCCAATAAAAATTATCAACTAAATGTGTACTCTTAATACTAATATATTCATCGAAAAATTCTTTAACTAAATCATAACCAATAACCATTGTTGGTAAATCACCCATAATACAATTAATATCATTAACCATATTTATGTGGGGAGAACATACCATATTCTGATTAGTTAATATATTACCTATTTTTTGCATATAATATTAAAGATTTATCTCGGAAAATTATTTAAAGTTTTCCGAGATGGTGTAAAAAATGTTTCGTGTTTACCGATGTTTTAATACGGTGGTGTATATATAATAGTTATACACAATACTACATTATACGTTCTAATTAAGTTATGTGTAAAAACTTTTT